CCTAAAATAGGCTTAGGATCTGCATATTTATCTGCCTGCTTTTGTGTGCCGATATACTCATAATAGTTAGTTTCCATTTCGCTCCTCGATTAGTTTGTTGTTGAATAATAATTTAGCACTCGTAAAATCTGTAACCTGACTCATAATCTTATCAAACATTTTTCTAGCTTCATCTTCGGTTTCAGCAAAACCTTTTGCCTGATCTACTGTATGTACTTTGACTAGGACTATTTGATAGTTTGTTCTGAGAATTGACCTTTTCATCCTTGCTAAGGTAGACCATAAAATCATGAACTCGTTGCTGTTTTATCAACTGATTCTTTTCGTACCTGCTTTCAAATATCTTCCAGAATGATATTTTATAGTCAAGCGGAACTTTTGAGAACTCCACTCCTTTGTAGGCTCCAAACTTTAGTTTTTGTTTCATCAGAATGGAAGTTTATCACCATCTACATCCTGAAAATTAGTAGCCGGTGCTGGCTGGCTTTGCATAGCGGCTGTAAGTTTAGACTCCTTGAGCTGCATCGTGAAGCTCATAAATGTAACGCCCTTGGCTGAGGTCTTAATCCAAGCCGAAACGTTGAACTCTACGCCATTCTCATCTGTGTAATTTCCCCTGTAGTCAGGTCTTTTAGGATTGTCACCTTTGTCGTTTTTGAATAATGCTCCACTTAGTTTGTTGTCGTAATCTGCCATTTTTATTTATTGTTTGGTTTGTCTACTAATTTCCATTCTAATGCAACTGCATTGATACACGTGGTAGCGAAATAAGCCACAGGATTATGACTGATTTTATCAGTTTCTGAATAAACCTTATTTCTTATAGGTTTAGGACATCCGTATTGATCAGCTTCGTACGAACTGCCTACATACTGGTAATACTTAATTTCATCGTTTTTCATATCGCTATTTTGTTTTTGTAATATTAACTATTTTATTTAATAATTGCAAGTAGTTCCAAATATTTATTATAAAAATCTTCAAAGCTAGAAACAATCAAATAAATCCCTCCTGCTCGCTCAACTCTTATTTGCTCTTCTTTCTGCTCTTCGCTTTGCCTATCCTTACCTTTCTTGTAAATCCGTTTCAATTCAATATCCACGCTTCGCCCGAAAATCGTAGCTTTTAGGTCTGCCAATCCTTTTCGCATTCCTGATCCTATAAAAGTAACAGACCCTATTACCTTCTGCCTTCCTATTATATCGGTCACCGTTTGCCTGTTATCTATCCGCTGCCCCCTGTTCTCAATGATTGCAGCATAATGTCCCGATACATTTAAGAACGTCTCTATGCGCTTCTTTTCCCGCTTCTCGGCTTTTAGCTTCCCGAATAGGTTAACCGTTCTTGCGTGTTCAGGAATTGAAGGATATTTTTCCCTGCTTTCCTGTAATAGTAGATTCTCCAGTTCTTTTAGGGCTTTCATTTCTTTAAATAGTTATAAACGGTTCTTTTAGATATGTTTAGTATTTCAGCTACTTCTATTTTAGAGGCCTCTGGATTGCTTGCAAAAATCTGTTTTACAATTTGTTCTACAGGTTCACCTTTCATAGATGCTACTATCTCAATTAAACCCTTAGATTCCAGCATTGAAATCTTAATCTTCTTACTCATCGCTATGAAATAATTAGATAGTTTTTCTGCCTTTAGCATGGTTATCTTATCAATCCATCCAATATTTTTTTCGTTATCGTAGCAATCCAAACAGTGCAGCATAAGCGCAAATCTGGGTATATATGACTTCTGTTTTGATAGCATTGATTTAACATATTCGTTAATATCGTCGCTATTCTGCATATCCGAAACATTGTTAAATATTCGTTCCCATTCTGAATCAGCTTCATCATTCAGCCTTAATATTTTAGGGTCTATGCTGTCAAAATTATAGGTTAGAATATTCTTTTTGATCTGATCGTAAAAATTACAAACGTATGACTCGTACCAATCCAGCAATTCTTGTGAGATTGAATTTCTATTATAATGCTCAATATCTTTTTCAGGAAACGAAAGCAGTAACCTATCAAGAAATCCGTTATCCTTATTCTCAACTGTTGATATTTGGCTGAATATACCCGGCTGCACACCGCCTAAAACAGGGATTAAAGGAAGCTCAATAAAAGAACTCTTTGCTGTTTTCCGAGTCAATGCAGCGGGTTCACCAGACCAACACGATAACCAGAACTCTAAATCTGAACCTGGCTTGTATTTATTCATGTCCTTAAGCCATCCGTTTAGCTCATCTTTGAAAACAGATATACCATTTTCGTTCTCCTCATGAATGTCTGCCAATGCTTCTATTGTCACATCATTGACAATAAATTGAGTTCGTCTAGGCTCCTTAACCTCCTCAAAGTCTTTCTTTTCCTTAGCACTTAATTTCTCGTATTCCTTCCACTTTTTGTATTCTCTTTGGTACTGCTTAACCTCAAAGGCATTCCTTTTTTTAATTGGAAATATCATTGCGTTTATGGAGGGTGTCTTTCCCAACCCGGCTTTACCTATCAATCCAATCCAGATATTAGCCGATTCCCTCCACCCTACTTTGACCTCTATTTTGCAGGCATTCCCAATGCAGGATGCAATAAGCCAAAGAAAAGAGGATCCCATGTAATCAATTGAGTGATTCAAGGTTTTTTGGTTCTGAATGATATAGGTCTGAATATCCTCAGGAAAAACTTCGATTGGAAATAGCAGATCTTCCTTTTGTATTTCAGGCTTTTCAATCTCAATTTTCTTAATCTTACGCTCTCCAAACCCTTGCTTATATAATTCCTTACCAGCTTCAGAATAATTACCACCGTGATACTTCCAAGCATAAATAGAGAACGGACTCAAAGCATTTTCAGATGGGTATATAGTTCCCGAGCTAAAAAGGTACATTAGCCCGGAGTTATTATACACGTAGCCTGAATGAGGTGTAGTGGCTCCTGCTCGCTTAATTACAGTCTTGTCTGATAACTGCCTAACTATCGAGAAGTCAGTTCCAAAAGCATCGAATACAGAGTTACGATTATTGTAGTCCTGCCAAGGCGACAGAGATTCACCTTTGGGTTCCTGTTGAATCGTTGTGTCAATAGCCTCCTTGTAGTCGTAGAACTTAGATATTCCAAACAGAATATTTCGATCTTCTATGGATATTTCCTGAATATCCTCATAGCCTAGTTTACTAATCTGATTCTCGTAAACAAAGATATAACCGCCTATGCCCCTAGTCTCCAGGACTTGACTTTTATGCTCCTTTAGCTTTGCTATCTTTTGGTTTCCGCCTATTTCTTTGCATCGGTAAATAATATGATAGCCCGAATTAACAGTCTTGTAGATGACAAATTTCCGATCAAAGTCATCAATGTGATCGGTAAGCATTTGAAGGTATTCATTCCAAAAGCTTTTTTGATCTGTAAGGGCTTCAAATACCTTTAGATCTACATCCATACACTCCAAGCTATTAAAGCCCGTGACAATACCAAAACCCCTAAATTTAGGATTACTAGAGTGCTTCTCCAAGTCTTCCTTAACAATCTGTTCAGTCTGGAATTTCTTCCATGCTATAAATGGCTGTTTTGATTCTCCTATAGGGATAACACTCAGCCCCGTTTGCAATAGGTTAATCGCTCTTCCAAGTGTGACTATCATTTGTTATAATTCGCAAGAATGTTAAATATCTTTGAGGTTTTTTGACTTACGTAGTTACTAGATAATCCTAGTATTTTTATGTAGTAGTAAACTGATCTTTTAGATATTCCTAGCTTTTCAGCTACTTCTTGCTTCGAATGATTGTCTAACAAAAATTGAAAGTTATCAATCTGATCTTTAGATAATTGTGTTATTTGCTTTTTCATATGCATAAATATACAAATTACTTTGCTATGAATGCAAATCATTGTGAAAATAAATACATCATAATCAAGTGCAAAATATTCACTGGATGCAAAGCTATTTTGCAAGGCAAAAACAGCTATGGCATAGGTTTAAAGGCACTTTTTAGGCCTTTTTTAGTACCATTTGCAAAATGCAAAGCTTTTTAAAAAATAAAAAAATTTACAGACTCGTTTTATTTTATTCCTATAATGTCGTGCATTTTGCAAATAACCTAAAATAAGCCGCCAATATGCTTGAATCGTAATAAAAGCTTGCAAAATGGCTGTGCATATTTTGCAGCGATGCACAAAAAAAAGAGACCGTTAAGTCTCTTCTATTACCCTTGCTACATAAATTGTCTTTATTCCTACTTCTTTTGCGATCTCTTTTTCTGAGTAAAAGCAAGATTTTAGGAACCGTATTCTAATCTTTTTATCCTCAGGAATTACCTTTCGCCTTGTACCTATTTTACGCCCTTTTAAGCCACTGATAAAATAAACGTAATACTTAACCATGCTAACAGATAAATCTTGAATTTCGGCTATCCTAGCAATCGTATAGCCTTCTTGGTATAGCTTCTTGCATTGGATTAGATTCAAAGCCTTTTTTTTAAATCCCAAACATAAACCCTATCATCCTTAAATCCTTGGTTCTTGAGCTTATATTTCATATTCAAAACCGAAGTCTTGCTCCTTCCTACCAGCTCAGAAAGATCTTCAAGGGACATCAGAAAGTTATCTCTTACGGTCTGGATTTCGGGACCTTTCCAAGTTTTGTTTTTCATTTATTTGAGTCTCAGTCATTATAAGTTAGTTTATTTCTATTACTTTTAAAATTCGATTTTACAACACCGATATATACGTAATGCGTATATATCGGTTTTATAGGCAACCTTAAGACAGTACATACCGAAGCATTTGTTCTCCTTGATGACTTTCGACACTTTGAAATGTTAGTGTTTTATTTTCAATCAACGGTTCAATAACCTCGTATCCTGTGTATTGGTCTGTAAACAGAAAACGACCTGATGACGGTTGAAACCAAACTGAATGCCACATTGATGAAGCCTTGTAAAATTCATTTTCTTTTGCTAATTCGTGCTTAATTGAAGCGATTAAGTCCTGTTGTTGTTTTTCTATATTCATTTTGTTTTTCATTTATTTTTTTTTAGCCAATGACAAGTATAATTTTTCTACTTGTCTTAATAGGGCTTGTAGTTCCACTATTACTTTGTATTATATTTTTCTCATCATCAAAAAAACATTGCATCACTAAAGGGTAAGTTATTAAATTAGGGTGTACTAAACAATCTAAATACATATCATTTACCTTTATTTTTTTTGATATTGTTATTATCAGCCTACGTCCTATCAAGTGAATTTTCATAGCATTTTTAACAACTGATACTTAACCTTACTCGAACTATACCCAATCTTGATTCCGATCTCCGCAGAGTTCTTACCCTCCGCGCTTAGATCTCTGATAGTAGCCAATTCAACCGCTGTAAAGTTGCTGCAGTTGTACCTGCTAGTCCTGAGTCTATTTCTGACTATATGCCAAATCTGAGGTAGTGTAAGCCCTGTTTTATCACTTATTTCGTTGTAGCTAATATTGTCATCAAATAGCCGCTTTACCTCTTTGAGTTGTGTTTTTGTAATCATTTTAGAATAGTGTTAAATTAAATATCATTGTAAATAACCTTTTGGCAATTATTACAAACTTCTTTTACGTATCTTTCTTGATAGCATCTATGTAGCTCTGTTGTGTGGTTGTGCTTACAAAATATTTTCTGAATCCACCTAATTAGCATTAACATGCACTCTATAAAATTATATTTTTTCATTTTTAAAATAATGTTAGTTGTGATTTACAGTCCCGATTAAATACCTCGGATCTAATCATGACTTTTTTGCTTTCTCTTCCAAATACTTCTCGTACCGGATAATGGCACTATCGGCATAATTACCGATAGTGAGGTTTTTGTTTAGGTTATAGCGCATCGACAAGCTCTTTAACATACTTCCTGCAATCAATTACCCTAGCCTCAACCGATAGCATAAAATCAGGATCGTAATCAAATTCAAATTCTTTAATCCTAAACTTTGCATCTATTTCGGTGTAGTCCTTAGAATCTCCGTAAACCAGCTCTTCAGGTGTATTCTGCAACGTGTAAACCAGCTTTGCGATCCTTACCCCTGTTAAGTACATATATCCCTGTAGCTGCATCCAATACCCTTTATCGGCCTCAGTATCAAATAACGGAAAAGTGAAGCAGTCCCAAGACGACTTGAAGTCGTAAACAGTGTCCCTAAATATTAGATCCGGTGTTCCGGTGATAAACTCATTTTGGTAATGTTCTTGATTGATAACCAAGAACCCTAAATCATTCACATCAGAATAATATTCCAAAGCCTCAGACTCAACCGCAATACCCTTACTTAGGTACTTAGACTTGATCTCTTTTCTAGTGCTATATATTTGCTCCTTTACCCAAGTCTCAAGGTAGGATTTGCAAGTCTGACTTAATATGTCAGACTTGGATCTTGGATTTGTCATGATGTCCGAAATGGCCGAACACCTGACTTGAAATTCTTTAATTTGCATCGCTCAATAATTTTTGGTTTTCCTCTGAAATTGAATAGGTTTTTTTAATTGCCTCAATAGTCACATTTCCTTCTGCCAATGCCTTCTTAGCACCCGCCCATTTTGGATGCTTTGGTGTCAGGGTTAGATCCGTAGACACAACCCGCAACGCATCGTGCATCTCGCCAAATGCCTTTATCCGGTTAACGGTAAGCTCTATATTTTTACCGACCCAATCCTCGATAAAAGGACTGCTAAGGGTTTTGCAAATGGTCTTGATGTTTGTGCTGTTTAAGATCATTGGTTTTGCTCCGGTAAAAGTCAAAACCGTGCATTCCTCGCTGCCCCCTTTACCATCAAAAACAGTATCATTTTTGACTGATTCAATGGTTAATATTCGATTCTTGCAAGTGCCGTTCTCGTCGAGTAAATCCCAGCTTCCAATATAGTTTGGGTTCCGCAGCTTCTTAATGTGAGTCTTCATAGCTCCATCAATTTCTCCATTTCAGTAATGACTTGATAGGCATCTTGCTCAAACTCCTGCTCTGTGATCGGGATAATTTCGCCTGATCCAATGGCCGATACGTATCTAATCATTTCAACCCGCAGCGTAGGAAACATCTCCAAATCAATGGCCTCTGCATGGAATTTGTATAGGCTGACCTCGGTCACATACTTCTGATTGGTACTTAGCTTGTAAGAATGTCGCCCAATTCTGAAGAACTTAGGGATTTCTATTTCCCTTTCCTGTGTTGTGTTTACTGTAATTTTCATTTTGTCGCTTTTGTTTTGTTATATGATGTAATATTAAACAATTTATTTAATAATTCAACTCTACCAGTCGAATTTATTTTCATTAAATCCGCAGAGAAAGTTAGGACTGCATTCTAATTTATCGCAAATAATCCTAACCATACTAAGCGGTATTCTAGTAGTTTCGCCTCGAACTAACTTGTAAGCCGAAACCATCTGAGTAGATTTCGAGCTATATGGCCAAAGTGCCGCACCCAGTTCCGTTATTGTAATTGTCTTTTCCGCTGTGGAATTGAAGCGAATCAACGCCTCTTCTATCCGTAAGATCATAGTGATTTCTCTAGTTCAAATTCCCAATCTATTAACTTTCTTATTTCCGCTAGTAATACCGTGTTAGTGACTACTTCCGTTTTATTAGACATATAGTTATATGCAAGCGTCTTGCCCACATACTCAACCCGGTCAATAATGGTATCGGAAAAGGTAGGGTGCATGAAGTCACCTTCTTCTATATCTACTGTATAGGTGATCTGAGCGTCAAAAGAATACTCAGTGTTGCCCACTGTGTGAGTCACTGTAAGCTGCTTTGTTTGTTGTGTTTGCATTTGTTGGATTGGTTAGTAGCCCCGAAGGGCTTTGGATTAGATTAGTTCGCAATATTTGTTTTCAAATTGGTTAAAACCTTCGTTGGATAGGCTTTCGATTAAAAATTTGTTTTCTTCTAATTTAGTTACTTTTTGTTCAAAGTTTAATACTCCATCTTCGTTCAGCATAAATATTCCCTTTAGTCCGTTAATTCTCAATGCAGTTGGATTATACCATCCTGAATTTAAGGTATTGAAATTCATAGAGGTTAAACACTTGTCTAAGCTGTCAAATGTTAAATTACCCACCCATTGAGTTTCTTTGATTGTTTTTAGAGCTGTTACTTTTGCGATATTTTCGGCTGTGTTTGTCATGTCTTTGTCGTTTTGCTTATGTAATATTAAACAATTTATTTAATATTTACAAACTTGACATAAAAAAATCCCGATTATTTTCACAACCGGGATCAATCACACAACTAAACAAAGAGCGACCTTCGATATAAAGATAGCTAATTTTATGTTAGATAAGCAAGCCAAAAATGAAGAAGGATGCCAAAACTATTAATACCCATGCTAAAGCCTTAATTGAATCATGCTTTATTTTCAAACTATGAACCAAAATCATTGCTAGGATTGGAATTATGATTAGGTATAGGATCATAATTCAGTTGCTTCTTTGATTAGAGTTTGAATTTTATCCCATAGCCATTTCGGAACCTGATTACTATCGTTTTCAATAGTCATTAGCAATTCCAGCATCTCAGGTGCTTTTGATACTAGCAGCGCGTTATAATTAGCTTCTTCAATGCTTTTTATGCCGTAAAACGAATAGGCAGTAAGCTGTGAAACCATCTTTTTTTCTTCATTCCTAATATTAAATGATCCATGATTTTCATTGTCTTTTTCATTAAGATACGGACTGTCTTGAATAAACCATTTTCCTTTTGTTCCTTTAAATTCGCTCATTATTTTGTCGTTTAAGTACTCCCAAAATTAACTAATTTATTTAGAAAAACAAATACTTTTAATTATTAAAATATTCGCTAAATTAGAGCAATGAAGAAAAACCCAGCTGCAAAGAAAGAATTAGAATCTGAGCCAGTTGATCAATACGATTACTTTACCTTTTTGAATGATAAGAAAGCAGTTGTAATAATTGATATTAGCGATTTGAAAAAATAGATGTTAGGTTATGTTTTAGTAGTGCGATAAAGGAGCGGTTTATGACTGCTCTTTTTTTTTGGGCAAAAAAATGGCCCCGAAGGGCTTTGGTTAACTATTTGTTAAAATTCTAGCTTTAGAAGTGTATCCATTTTTCACGAACTCATCAATCCAAATTAACTCCTTTGTCCAGCTGCCTTCCTTTTTCTTTGGCTGTAATCTAAAATGCCCTGAAACATTAAAAGATTCAGATTTTACGAGGTTTGTAAACCACTTTGAGTCTAGGAAACATATTTCTAAATTGGTCTCGTTTAAATGCTTGTAGCCCTTTCCTTTTATCTTTGATTTTCCAGCTAGTATTTTTGTTTCAACTTGAGCATAACTTTTGAACATTTTTAAAGCTATAACCTTCATAACTATGAAAACCATGAAATTATCAAACGAAGCTAATTCATCAGGCATATTATGAACATTTGATAACTTACTAATCCAAGTATTCTGATATATTTTAAATTCACTGCTATCTACAAACATTAATAAAGGAATTCCATTTTTATCAAACTGGTAAAAAAACATTTCACTATCTTGAGAATCTTTTTTTATTTGGTATTTAATCATGTAAACAAAATCACCTAAAATATATGTTCCGTTTACGTCAAAATCAGAAAGATTATTTTGTACAATATCTCCGTATAGCTCAATTAGTTTTCTTTCTGCCTTAATACTTGCCTGATTGAAAGATTCGCTTATAATGTTGATTTCTTTTTTAAAATCTTTGTTGCAAAATTTCCATGTTTGCGTAAACCAGTGACCAAAAGCATCAAAAAAAGGTTTGTCTTTTTCAAATACAGGCATGTTGCCTAAACTGTTATTTTCTAGCTTTTCTAGTATGGGGTAAGTTTTGCTATTTATTCTCATAATCGCTATTGTTTAAGTGAATACAATACTAAACAATTTATTTAATAATGCAATACAAAAGATCATTTATTTTTCCAATAAAAAAACCAAACAACTCCCAAAGCGATAATAACTAAAAAAATACCCAAAACAGTATTAGGTTTGCGCTCAACTTTTTTATCAAAGACTTCTTTACTTGTAATCCTTTCAGAATCATTTTTAGTGTGCTTTGTGGCCTCCAACTCCTTTAACTGTGTAATTACATTACTTTGATTGTAAATCTCGCTAACAGCCTTATTTTTGACCTGAACAACTGAATCAGCTTCCCCGGTGAAAGTGCCGGACAAATCAATAACGAAAACGCCTTTAGGGTAAATTTTCAGTTCTGCAATCTCGAAGGACTCCGAAGATTTTTTTAGCTCAGATACGGATTTTACATTGGACTTTTCTTTTACCGTTTCTTTGACTTGCTCAGTCTTTTTTTCCGCTACGGTTTCGCTTGACTTGCTTATGTCCTTTTTTACGCTCCTGCAAGCGCTGCAAATGATAAGGAATAGTAAGAGGTATTTCATTTTTCAAAGTACAATTTAGCCTCTGCCTTACGTCTTAGTATTAATCCTGCCAATACTTTCCCTGCTGCTTTATCCCACTTCAAAAACTCTGCAAATATTGAAGGATCGTTTTTGTCTATGTTGATCTTTTTTAGCAGCGTTGATTTATTGAAATTAACAACTCCCACATTATAAGCGAAAGAAACCAAAGAACTAAATTGATTATCGTTTAAGCTTGCTTTTATGCTGCCTGTAATTTGAATCGCAAAAGATGTGGCCACAGAATTAAAAAGCTCAATAGCCCTTTCTTTAGTAACCGTGTCGCCTTGCTTAACCTTGCTACCACCCTCGTAAAAGGTGTTGCCATAGCCAATAGTCCAAACATCAGCAGGGCATTTATAAGCCTTTAATTTTAGGCCTTCAAAGTGGTGCAATAATACAGTTCCTTTTTTATTTAGTTTCATAACGGAAATTTTATAGAGTCAACTAAAACCTCATATTCATTATTTTTCAAGTGGCTTGTAAGCGTTAAGATCCTGCCTCCAATATACTTTATGGGTGCATTTCTTTCTACGTGCCAACCACTCGAACCATCAGCAAATTCTTCTTTATACGTACCTGTAATCATAAGGTGTACATTCCTGTGGATTTGTTCAAAATTATGACTTCCGTTATTGAATCGAACCGCCTCTCTAACCACGTCAGTAGCCTTATTTTCATGAATGTGAGCAATGCAATAAATATCGAATCCTTCGTGTATTTCCAAAGCCCTTGTAAGGTTTATTTCGCCTCTAGTTACCACGCCCCCACCGCCCGAACCGTGAAAATATTTCAATACCCTGGTTAATACCTTATCACTGCTTTGCTTGTGCTTCTTATCCAGGATCAGCCATCCACCATAGCCACCGGCATAAACATTGCTCTTGCATTTGTAATTAAGCAAGTCTACAAATCGCTGTAATAAGTCGGTTTCTTGATGTTTGATAATTGCAGTCTCGTGATTACCGTAACCGATTACAGTCAAGATCGAAGCGTAAGGCGCAAACCATTCAACAGCGGTTTCAACTACAGAATCCAAATACTTTGCGTTGTTGTGTTCGGCCCGAATGTCTGATTTATTGCCCCTGCGATCTCCCTTTCCCTGCATCAGACAAAAGAAGTCACCGTTTACAAAAATGGGTATCTTATTTTTCAGGCAATAATCTAAGTGCGCTTTCAATTTTTCCCGATCACATTTCGGGTTATCCCAGTGGAGGTCTGAGATTACAGCAAGTCTTCCGGAAATACCTAAATCAATTCTGTGAATATTCTTAGTTATCTTTGTAACCATTAATCTTTTTTGATTTTTGTGATTATCCCTTCCGCAAATTTGTAGATGCTGCTTCGTAGGGCATTGATAAGGATCTCGACTAGATCCCTGTTAATGTAGCGTTTCTTGGTCTTAATCGAAAGTAAATTGGTAAAGCAGCTGATCGCATCATTTGCAATTAGAACATAAATCGAACTAAAAACAAAAATGTTGAGATTAAACCCTGCCAATGCCCCCGTAATTGCAAGGCTAAGCGGAATAAAAAGGATTGAAATTTTCGTAAGTATGCCCGCCCAAAATCGGGTTTTTGTGATTGAGTTCCATCCACTTATTACGACTGAAGCGATTAGCCCCAGCAACGTATCAAAGACCATGAAGAACCAAAGCAGTAAAATTAACCCGTAACTTATGCCTAGAAAAGACATACTAGTTATAAGTAGAACTTTGGCCCCGATAAAGTTTTCTTCTGTGTAGTCTATTGGATCGGTTAGTTTATCGAATTGCATTTATATCTTTTTTGCATCAATAAAGAAATCATCAGTTTGATCTTCGCTCATTTCTAGCATAGCTGACATAGCTGCAATGTGAATATTATCCCGATCCCAACTAAGTGAATACTCCCAGAAGATTAGTAGTGCTTCATTGTTTGAATATTCAATAGAGGCTTTTACGGTTGACAATAATCCCATTTGTAAGAGCATCATGCGCCCCTGAGCGGGCGTTATTGAGAATGGAATTTCTGAAATCCAATCGAGTTCAACCGAATAACTTTCGCTGTCCTCGTTCATTGCATAGCCTTTTACTGCCCATTTTTCAAGATTGATACTTGAGAAATCAGGTTCGAAACTGTTTGTTTCAGGGTTGAGGTGTTTTGTTAGTTGTATCATAGATTAGTAAGTGATTGAGCTACAAAAGAATTAATACCTAAATTTGGAGTAACGGTCTCACCACTGATTCCAACCTTTGTTGCTCCGTCTATAATTGAAAGTGTTTCAACGTCAGTTGTTGTAATTTCACCAAAAATATTAAAACTTGGAATTGCTATTCTTAATCTCGCATTTGAAGGTTGCCTGTAAATTGAACAGTCTATAAATTCAACATTAAGGTTAATACAAGGCTGTAAAGCAGTTAGGTTTGCAATACTTATTATATCTGTGAAAACCCCATTAACCTGTTTTTGAATCGCTATTCTAAATGCATTGTATCTAAAAAGCAAACATTCATTTTGATTTTTATAAAAAACTGCAATTATAGACCTGTTATTTCCAAATTCAGTAGCTCCTCCAAATATAATGCGTTGACTTGAACCGCCTTGAGTAGGTATTAATGCAAAATTATAATTATTTATATTTGCATATTTATTAATTATTTTTACCGATGACCCTATCATCTCCCAATATTGACCAGAATCCGCATTCCCCAAACCGCTTACTGTGTTAGGCCTGTCGAAAGAGTCCCAACCATATATGTTTTTGGTATTAAAAAGAGAACCTAAAATTGATCTGGAAAAAGGCGTTTTACTCCGCAAAAACTCAACCTCCGAAATGCTTTTAAATAGCGTTCCATCAGCCCGCAAAATATTACCTGCCGTAGTGATATTAACCTCAGCTTTATTCAAAATCTGATTCTTCGCAACCTCCGCAGCCGTAGCACTTCCAGCCGATTGTCCTGCAGAGGTACTCGATTTTTCCGCTTCTTGAATAGCAATTACTTTCGCTGCCTCACTTAATCCTTTCGCTGTGTTGGAATTTGTAGCGGAAATTCCAGAATTCGTAGCAAAGCCTCCCGAATCTGTAGCCGCACTTTCAGCCTCCTGTTTTGATGCAAGTGCCTGAGCCGCATCTTCCAAGGCTTGCGCTGCTTTTTCGGTTGCTACCTGCTCAGACTCTCCTGCTGCAATAGCCGAAATTCTAGCCGCCTCCGCACTGATTGCGGCCTTTACAGCTTCTTGCCTTGCTAGTTCTTCGTCACCTGCTTTGACAAGTATTCTATATTCTGTAGTTTCTGACTTAATTACTATAACGCTCATATTGTAACGGTATTATTAATATTTATGACTCCGCCTATCAAATTGGCAAAGTCCTCATCTTCCCTGAAAAGAATGTCATAGACGTATTGAATATCGTTGACCTCAATAAATTCACGGGCAAAGGTAATCTCTAATACATTGAAATCTTCTCCTATAATTGCTAGTCCAGTACCGATTGCAAACGATTCAATAACAGGACTATTAACGTCAGTCGTCTTTTTTATGTCCATTCTGATTGCATTATAGATCCTTAGATCCTTTGGCGTTTGACCGTTGTCCGCTGCAACATCGAAGAACGAAAGGTTATAAGCCTTGTTGTTTCCGCGTCTGAGCTGAATGTTTACTATTCCTATGTCGTTTGTTTTCATAATTAGAAGTTCTTAGATAGTAGTTCCCATCGGTTTTCTGTAACATAAATCAAAGTTACTTTTCCCTCTATTGGAATAACTAGATTAGACCCACCTATAAGCCTTATTCTCATACCTCCACTGCTTAATCCACTTTCGTGAACAAGTGTTAATGTTGCGCTAGAAGAGTTTTGAATAATAATAGAAAGACCAATTTCACCTAGATCAAAACCTGTGATTGAAGTAGCTGCGGTAAATCGGTAATTGAATATTCCAGCCTGCAATAATAGGCTGTTTATCGTCCCTGCTGTCGTTATAGTTTTAAGATAGAGCAGCCTTTGCTCGTCCCTTCTTATAGATTCGTTTGCTGCTCCTGATCTTTGGTGAAAAATTCTACCTGTAGCTGTATTAATTTGCGCTGTATTAGTTCCAAGTAGCCCGCCAGTTCTGAAATCGACTCGATCATAAAAATAAGCTCTTCTTAAAAATTGGTTTGTTCCAAAACTTCCCCCCGTAACATTATCTCTACCTATTCTAAATGATTCCAGACCAGCCTCACCAAACCTAAAAGACCCATCATTATTTGCTGATGTTGAAGATGATATGGCTTGAATACCCCCTGTGGGTATTAACAAACTGTCGTTAAGAGTTAAATCGCCTGTCTTTGTATCTGTAATATCCTTCCGTAAATACCTAGCATCGCTAAAACCGACGCTTCCAAATAGCGAAGTGGGAACTAAGAACATTTCACCCGAACGAATTAATAGAAGCGTGTCGCCCGTTGTCGTTGTTCCGTTTTGCTGTACACCCGCAAGTAGATTTCCCCTACTTTGGGCATCATACATTTCATTAATAACGTTCTGAATTAACTCACGATGCGTAGATGCAATAATAGGCTGCTGACTTGCTAACAGTGAGTTTTTTAGGGCTTCGAGTTGTGCTTTAGTTAGTGCCATTATTATTTGTCGATTAGATTGTCGTAAATACTACTAGGAAAACCAAAGTCTTTATTTCTTCGTTTTGGTGCGCGTATTGAAGTACTTACGTGACCTGCCTTTAATTCTTTGACATAGCTGATTCCATCAAAAATAAACGCTGTGGAGGTCATTTTTAAAAGGGCTACATTTGCGTCTGCGTCAATTTGCCGCGTAATTATTGCCCGTTCCTGCGCTTCGGCTTGATTAAATGTTCCCTGCGGGTCCGCTGTTTTCGTCAACCCAAACTGCGTAATGTTAAGTCCGTGCGCACTTATGAACCTGCGATAAGAAATCAAAACTAAATACCGCTTAACTTTCTTTTCAATAAAAGTAAGAAGCTCAGAACGCAAAGGAAATGCCAAATCAGCTCCTAAAATATCGCTGTAAAGATCTTCGCCCAGTCGAGGTTCCAAGTCGTATTCCTGAGCGGCCTGTATATATAGGTTTAGTTGGTCTTCACTAATGTTTTGCGAAAACTTGACAAGGTTCGCACCTGTAAAATCTTCTTTGCATATTAATAATCTATCCGGCATAATTTTCCTCCTCTTCGTCTTTAGTTACTAACCAAATTGCTGCGTCAATGTCTTTCATATTAAATCCCTGCATTAACATAAGCTCGGCTTGATCGTAGGTCAATTCATCTTTGTTGAACTTTCGAACTATGCGCTGTATATTTTGCAGTTGTCGACCTGTCAAGTTTGCAAAGGCATTGTTTTGTTCTTGTGCTGTCAATTCAGGAGCTGCCCCCGGCAAAGTTACGGAAACACTACTTTCAAGGTCAATCTCAAACAGTTCCTTTTGCTCGTCTATTGTCAGTCCTGCAATAACTGAATCGGGTATAAAGTCAAAAGGCTTGAGCGTGCTTAGTGTAAAATCAGCATTAGGAGGTAAACCCTCCAAAGCCAGTATTGGTTTGAGCATATCAAATGCCTGCTTAATCATGTCCTGCATACCAAATACCGAAAGTGAAAAGAGGGCCATCTGGTTTTTTATTTCGTTGGTATCTCCCAGTTTTCCCCCTTCGCCAAGACCCACTAAAATGGCTGGTACGCTCATTATTCTAGCTACGCGCTTTGCGATCCGATCACTTGCCCGATCTGTCTGGTCTAATATTTCCGCTACGTTGATTGTTGTCACCGTAGGTTTAAATTCCTCAGTGCTGCCTTTTAGGTGCAAAATCGGGCTTGCGTCTTCCCCCGTGAAACTTTCTAGTGCCTCATCAAAATAGTCTTGAGCGGTCTTGTCGTCTTCGTCTTTGTTTTGATCGTCGATTGGCCCTGTAGAAATCACAACCGGGGTTCTAAATCCTTGCGCAATATTTCTAAGGTCTAAGCGGCTTATCTTTCCATCACTTACTACATCTTCAATACTTGCATAAAACGGAGGTACAGGGTATTTGTCGTAATACCTGCCTAAACCTTTCTTGAATACGTATAGGATCTCGCCCAACTGCTCTTTATGCAATTCGATTTGTTCGGCTATGATTTGAGCGCGTTCTATAGGTGTTCTTTCAGGATCGTACTCAGGATAAAACCGTGTATCTTTTTCAAACTTTCCCAGCTCTCCCATCAGCGGGTTATATTCAAAACCGTTATTTTTCCTTCTCAAAGTAGAAATTGGAATGCAATAAACCTTTGCAACCTGACCAAGATTATTAAAAACCAATCTAAGTGCCAAGCCCTGAAAATAGGACACGTTTGTACTCAAGTCATCGACTAGCCCAGCTAAACTTTGGTACTTGTTAGCTTTAATTTCATCCATACCTTCTAGGATAAAACCGTCTGCCTTTATGAATTGCTGCAACCTATTTACGCAAGCGGTTGCGGTTCCTGAATTGTCTACCGTTGCAATGATCGCATTTGGCAAATTATCAAGTTCACCAAAAAAATAGTAATCATTTGCCTGGTTCTTTACAATAACAGCAACGGCATTTTTAATTGATCTAGCTACCTTTGCTTTTAGATCGGACAAGGTTTTGAATATGGTTTCGCCCTTGGCACTAGCTGAAGGAGCCTGCATATTTATAATCCGTTGTGCCTGCCTTACATTCCTAGACTTGCTCATTTAGTTTTTTTTCTTGCAACTTTTAAAGGCTCTTTAGTTTCTGATTTTACAGATTCAAAAAATTCACTGACCAATGGAGTTTCTTTCAATCGCTTTTGTACGTGTTCACCTTGGATATTATCTGAATTAACTAGCGTGCCATCCGATAGGACTAAAGTTTTATTTTGGTATTCTGGTTTGAATTTCAGCATAACCTTTAATTTTAAGTAAGATATGAAAAAAGCCCCGCCCGAAAAACGAGTAGGGCTGTTTAATTTTAACTTTTGATTAAACTACTAACGCTTCTATGATTGCAATATCTTCCGCAAGCGTAGAACTTTCAGTTGATCTGAAATAAAGCTGTAGATTTTCGTGGTTTCCATTCATTGCCAACGTATAGATATTACTATCTATAATCGCAGTACCGGAACCTCCATCAATAGCACTAGCCTTGAGTCCAAAATTTGTAAAGTTAGCTCCTTTGTTTACACCCCAGCATTCTATTTCACCGCTATTCGTTTCGACAACGATAAAAACTCCCTCAACATCAATCAATGACTCAATAGCTTCTAGTTCAAGCGGACCATTGTAATAGATGACCAAATTGATTCCGTGATTTCTCAAAGAAAAGTTATCCCCAACTTCCAGAGCCATAAATGAATTATGCTTTTCTCGCTTACCTACGACCTTAATAAATCCTTTTTCTGCCGCAAAGGTAAAAGCTGATGCTAAGTTTCCAGTTCCAAAAGTTACGGCTGTAAGGTCTGAAAGTAGACCGATATACATTCGTTTATTAAGCCCGCCCGGCTTTCGGGTTGCTGCACAATCTGGATTTATTGACCGTGTTAATACGCTGCATTGAATTTCTGGCATATTTGTATTTTTTTAAATTGTGAAATTGGGTGACTTTTCACGGCCACCCAATTAAATTATTTTGGTAAGTACAAGGATAACTCCGCTGCGTACTTGTAAGTGATGTCAGATTTCATTCGGTTTTTAATCCGGTAAACCTGATCCCCTGTCACATCTCCCAAGTACAATACTTGGGCAAAAACCTCATCAGAAAGCAAGTCAAAACCTAAGAACACGTTACCCGGATTGAACACCGCTAAAAGGTTATCTTCCCAGTATGGCATAGCTACCAAATCAATATCCAAGTAAGGAATCAAAGCGTCTTGATCAAAGTAACCCTCACGCGTAAATAATCCTGCTCCGCCTGCAATTAAACCGTTCGCAACTCTGTAAGCGTCTGCGATTCTATCGGAAACGTGAATCTTTGTTCTTCCGTTACCCGTGTTTGAAATCTGCTTCTTGACCTTTTGCGGAATGCTCATATATACAGAAGTCAAAACGCTTAGCACGTTGTTCTGATTAATGAAAAAAGCATTACCAGCACTAGCCGCGGTTGATCCTGATACTACCTCGTCAATAGTCAATACATTCCCTGTAATCTCAATTACAGTAACGACTTGACCTGAAATTGTGGCGCCACCGATTGTCTGGTTTCCATTGGTTCCAATCAAGGTTACACGGTCTCCAACAATGATATTTGCAGCACTTGCCACCGTTACCGTTGCATTACCTGCTGTACCTGATGCAATAGCTGAAATTGCGGACTTTGAATTAGCTGGCAAAGACTTTTTAGCGACGCCTGCGTCTGCTTTTGCTTCTCCCAAAAGACCAACGTAATCGCCTGAGAAAGTAGCTGTAGCTACTTGGGTATTGTTTACGCCTGCCTTACCTAGAATATACAGAGCTTCGTTAGCAATAGCCATACGCGGAACGTAAATTCTATCTAACAAGAAGTTGTAAAGCTGTGGAGTCAATTTGTAATCCTCGAAAGAACCAGGTGATTGCTGCTCGGATTCCCAAGTTTTGCTCAACTGAATCGCGTCGATCTCATCCATGACTTCATAAGCCTTCATGGTCAACTGCTTTTCGCTTAGTTCAATGTCACCGCCTTGAGGGACAAACTTTGCACTAGGAGTTTGCAATTCAATCACACGGTTAACGCCTCGTAGCGTCTCCACATTTTTAACTGATTCAACAGGTGTAACAAGCCCGCGATTTACGATCCCTGTTGGAGCTAGAATTGCGGGTGTAAGAAATTCGGCATAGAGCTTACCCGCGTAAGTATTACCGTTTGGAAAATTAATGTCTGCCATTGTATTTTTTAGTTTTATGGATTAAACCTTATTCATTGCTCGCTGTCTGATTTGCTCAGAAGTCGATAATTTTGCGAAGTCCGCTGCTGGAATAACTGCATTTTTCTTCTTAGTGTCAGGATCACCGTTCACCATGTTTTTTAGATCCTTGAAATCAACTGCCAACTTTGTAAGCTTTGTATTGCCGTCTGCGATTACTTTCGCCTGAGCTGCAACTTTTGCATTCAAAGCGACTATAACGGCTTGATCTTTCATCTTGTCATCTTCCATTGCTGCGATAGTAGCCTCTAGTTCTTCCATTTTTGCGGCTGGTGCCGCGGCTGGCAATACTTCGATTACAACGCCTGACTCGTCAAGTACCACACTGGATCCATCTGCAAAACTATGCGGGCCTGCTGGAGCTAATGTTTCGGTTGGAAGTCCATCTTCTGCGATGTAGACCGTTTTACCCAACATATCGCCTTCGCCCTCGATAAAAATGGAAATGCCTGCGTCGGTTGTCATCACCATGTTTCTCATCTGGACCTTGAAGATGTTTTTCATAGCGTTCATCGCCTTTTCAAAGGCTGTGATTTTCTCTTCTGTTTTCATATTCGTTTTTTCTAAAGTTTTATTAACTAATTCTGTAAATCTTTTTTCTTGACCTTTTATAAAAGCTAAACCTTTAAATGATTTTAAATCTGTATAAGATGCTGCCTTATGCTCTGTTAGCTTCGTAGGTGTAGGTTCGTTTCCTACCGCGTAAAAATAAACGCTTAGGCTTTCATCTTCGTTGACTATTTCAGCTAGTTGAGTTACTTCTTTTAATTCAATCCCTGTCTCCTCTTTAAATTCACGTATAGCCGCCGCATTGATGGTTTCTCCTTGCATAACCTTACCACCGGGAAAACCAAAAGTAAGCGGCTCAAAATCGTCAGTTTCTAATCTTTGTAAAAGTAGTACTTCACCTAATTTATTAATATATACAACATCGGCATAAGTAGTAAGGGGGCCATCCTGCAACGCTAAAATACTTATTTGATTCCTGCTAAAAGTCAAAACCTTATTTTTGAAGCTAATAGCAGAATAAGTGTTATCGACTAGCTCAGTAGCAAAGCCAAAGTCCAAAGCCATTTTTGAGTCTAGCCGTGATTCTTTGCCCATTAGTGCTAATAGCTTAGTAGCCTTTGCATCTCCTGCAATTTGAGTATACACGTTCAAGATTTGCATATCAGTAGCGGCAAAAAGCTCTGTCAAGGCGGCTAAGCTGTGAACATTTAGCTTTTCGCCCGAAAGTGATTCAGCGGCAACCCACGCGTTATGGATAATCATTTCTGTGTTTTCCGTAACTTTTCGCACCTTACCGGCTAAGAAAATCACTGAAGCTATGCTATTTGCTACGATTGCAACGGTTGTAACCTGCAAGGATTTGAGCTTGTCGTAGATCCTGAATCCTTCCTCAACCGAACCTCCGGGACTTTTGATTACTGCCTCAAAAGGCTCACCGTAATTATTGGAAATGAAGTCCTCTAAATCGTCGTAACTAAAGTATTTTTCACCTTCCGCAAAATATTCCGCGTCGGCTTTGCTGCTAATTATGCCCTCAATGTTAAGTATCTTCATTTTCGCTACTAATTTAATTACACTATCCAAATAAATTTTTGTAAATTCCCCAAAATAATTATAGTGATATGCCAAAAGGTGATCTCGATCAAATCAAAGTACATATCTCAAAAGAACTCAAGGCTAACTTTTTGGCTAAGGTCAAGCAAGAGAACAAAACTCAAACTAATATTTTAAAAACATTGATACATAAATACCTAAACTCATGATCTACCTACAAAGACTTTTAGCAGTTATCGCGGTGCTTTTCTCCTTAGTCGTTTTCATTATCTGTTTGCCGTTCTTTATCACTGTTTTTTTAGTAACTGGAAAAGATTATTCTGATAAGGTTTTAAGTTGGATGCCAGAGAAATAAATAAAAAGGTTATATTTGATTTCACTTAAACAAGAGCGATTATGAAATGCATACAATTAAATAATACGGAATCATATAAAATACAAATTACCGGATTAGAAGGTTTTAGCGGAACATCACACCTTCCTAATGTTGATTTTAAAGTTTCAATTACAGTTACGCTAAAAATGGATGCAAATACAATAGAAAAATACCTTGATTATGAATCATTGAGTATTGAAGACTTAGAGGAAATAATAAAAAATAGGAAGTAAATAATATAATTTAGGGGCTAAAAAAGGTACGTAATAGACGTTTCGCCTGCGGTAATTTAGAAATGAAACATAGATTCGACTCCTCCGCCCCCTATTTTTTTACCTCAAATCCCCCTGCAATTCAACTAGCTTAATTTCCCCTTGTACCCGATTCAGGTCACTTACCTTTGTCACGATTGTCAGGCTGCTAATTGCGTTTTCAAAACTTTGTCTTGTATCAGTTAAGGCCGTACGGTCTAACATAGGAACCCCAGAGCGTGCGATTGCTCCACCATCTGCCAAGTGTCGTTGACTCCCCGTCATCCAAGATCTGCCTCCGTGTCTTTGATTGAAACTAGACAGTGCTTTCAATGCTCCGAAGGCTGATCGCTTCATTACGAATAAACCTTCTCCACCCTCTACGTTTGCCACTGTTTGACCTCCCAAAGCAACATCCACGCCACCGCCTGCATGAGATGGCCCCGATACTTCCATTGCTCCACCTTCTGCAAATTTTGGAGGTGCTGTGCTGTTTATTTTCTTAACATTTGCAAGCCCTTGTACTACTGTAGCGGCTGCCACAATTTGACCAAACGGAGGTGGTATAGTTGCAAGTGCCAAGTTTGCCGCCCTATAAGTATCAATGCCGGCTTGAAATGTAGCCGCTATTTTTCCCGCTACGCTTTGCGCTCCAAATACGCTGAGTGCTGCATTTAGTACCGCGTCGGTTGCTGCAATCTGTGAATCTGATGTTAGTTTTGCTAAGTCTGTTTTATCCTTTGCTAGTTTAGTTTCTGCAATCAATGCGGCCTTTTGACTCTCAACTCCCGCGCTGATACTATCATCCTGCAAGGATCTCAATTCAGCTTGCAATTCCGTTTCGATTGCTAGTCTGGTTTCCGCGTCAATTACCGCATTTGTTCTGTTGGCTTCTAATTGACCTGTTAACGCTGCCTGCCTTGTCTCAATAGCTAGTGCTTCAACTTGGTCTAGTGCTGTTTGGTACGCGTCCAAATCTATCAAGCCATCCGCAAACTGCTGTCTTACCTGGTTAATCGAATCCCTAACCGCTAGATCCGTTTCAATTTGTCTTTGCTCAAGTGCCTGCTGATAGCTTTCATTGACTTGTTTTTGTAGCTCAATAGATGCTTTTAATGATTCTGCGTCTGCCTTTGTTTGTGCTGCTGTGGCCGCTTCGTTTGCCTTAGTTATTTCTGCAAGTGCCGTTGCGTTTGCTGCTGTTTTCTTGTCCTCAGCCTCTTTATTTAGTGAATTTAGTTTGTTTTGCAGTTCGGTTTGTATAGTTGCGCTTCCCTGTCTGATATTTGCAAGCTCAATTTCTGCCTCTATTACTTTGTTAATATCTTCGTCGGTTGAGCTGCTCAGTTCGTTTTGCTCCTTCAATATCCTAACCCTGTCTTCTTGTAGCGCTGTTCTTTTAGCTTCTTGAGCTAGTTCGATGCTATTCGCTTTCTGAGTAGACGCCAGTCTTTCCTCAGTGCTTTTAGTTATGTCGTCACCTGCCTTCTTGAGCGTTTCAATCTCGGCTCTGCTGTTTGCTGTCTCAAGCGACAAGGCCTTTTCAGCTCGTACTACATTTTGAAGCTGTCCAGTTAGTTTGAATGCTTCGGCTGACGCGTTGCCCGCCGCTCCTGCAACGGCTAATATATTAATAGGCTCAACCTTGCCAACTGCCTCCGCTATGCCATCAACTCCCTTTCTAACCCTATCAAAGTCCAAGTCTATGATACCACCTATTATTTCGCCTAAGCCTTCAAAAGTGGGTACAATCGTTCCAACTAGCTGCTTACCTAAATCACTGAACGCGTCAAATATGACTGCTACAAATGTACTGAGTCCAGCAGTTGCTTTTGCGACTAGATCCATACCCTGCTGTGTCCTCGTAAGGAATGAAATAAGCGAACCGAATAAGATAATTATTGCACCTATTCCCGTAGCGATCAAAGCATTTCCAAAAGACTTAGTAGCTATTGTTCCGGCTCCGGTTGCTGCTGTTGCTACGGTCTGAATGGTTGCGAGTGCTGCCTGAGCTTTAGCAAACAGCCCTGAACTGTCAACCGCTGAAATGATAGACTGCGTATAATTACCGACGCTTGAGCTAGTCACTCCGATGCCCAGATCCAAAGCTCGTGCCGCTTCGGTTTGTGCTAGTAGTTCCGCCTGCAATACCCCGCCAACTTGCGAGTTCTCTCTTTCGGCTGCGCTTAGGTTTTGATACTCACTTTTTAGTCTTGATATGTTAGCCCGTAGCTCTATAATAGATCCGGTGCTGACTTCATTGATTCGATTGTTAGCCGTTAGAACGCGCTGATTTTCCCGAACTGTTGTATTCAGTCCAGCAATCGCGGTTTCGTTTGCAATAAATACCCGTGAGTTCCTGCCTGTTTGCGTTTCGACTAATTTCTGTTCTTCCTTTAACCGTTGAAGCTCAGTTCTGGCCGCTATGATTGCATCCTGACTTTTCTTGATCTGGTTCTCGTCAATACCGACACGTAATAATATGCTTTCTTCAGCCATTTGTTATTTGGATTTAGCTTCTAGTTCCAAGATTAATTTTTTCAGCCCTTCCGCTTCCTCTCTGTATATTTTGCAGCCGCAATTCTTATATTTCTGGTTTGCGATCATTAATTTTTCTCGCAAATTACTGAGCATGGTTCCCATTATATCCCTAGTTTAATTAGTCTTACAAAACAGCTCTCACGTCTATTCACCTTGAATTGTTTGATTTGCTCAATGTAGAAAAAGTCTCCGAAATAATCGACATAAACAGGAACGGTAAAATCCAAGTTCCGAACGTCTGACAAGTTCAAAAGAAACAAGGCCTCTACTACTTTTGTATTTACAAATACCGTATCAAGTAGCTGATAATTATCTCGCAAAGCGCGCTCAAAGCTCAAAGCCCCTGCATTGACTTCATAGTTTATTGAGTTTTGACCTATGATAATATCTAGCGAAGCTTCAGCCGGTGCTAGGATTGCCAACCGCGGCGCAAAGTCTTCTAGTTTTATCTCTGCATTAAGATTATAATTAAACCCGTCAAAGGTGTATTTGTCACCTGTGAACACTCTACCCATAACGCGCGAACCCTGAAAGGTTGGAAGCGAAGGAACCGGGCTAAACTTGCTTTTGAAAACTGATTTTTCAGGTTCAAGATTTACATTGTCAACCAAGAAAGAACCTCGGCCCGCGTTTGGCTGCAATAGAATATCTTTTTCATCTCCTGCAAACTCATAGAAATTACGCTGCGCAAAACCTTCAAGTTGATACCCTATTTCCGGATCTTCTGTCAAGTCTAATTTATCAGACCAATCTAAAGCCTTTGCTTTATTGGTTCTTAGATTGTCAATTTTAGCGGTGCGAATCTTTTTACTCGTCTCGTCAACCTGTATTATAATACCTTCTAAATTAGCTATAGTTAGTAACAAGTCCCCTACCGTTGGCAAAGATGGAAGAACGTTTGCCGCTCTAACATTTATCGGAAAGGATTGTGGCCCGAACTGATTTCCTGATCTTGGAAGCTGATTAATAGTGAATTCCAAATTTTCAAAACGTAGCCTTTTCAGTCCTGCTGCAGCTCTATTGCTTCTTACCTGCCAACCAAATCGCAAAGTAGTTAAATCAGATGTAGCGTTTTCTAGGTTGATAAAACTATTTATATCGTCACGGCTTGAAGGAAAAGTAAAGTTTAAATCCCTTTCTAAGGTTCCTGAACTTGGAGCGCGATAAATATTAAAAGGTCCAAAGAACCGATCTTCAAAGGTTACTGAATTTGTCAGGGTTAATAACAAAGCACCCGATGCATTGTAAACTAAAAGGTCAACAAACACCTTTGCATTTGTGTAATCCCTTGGTAAGTTGGTTATTACTTTGCCCGTGAAGTTTATTTCAAAACGTACATCTTCAGCAGTTGCAATATTAGGAGTATATGTAAAATGACCTGCATCTAAATTGGGTCCGTATCTTCCAGTTGTATCACTTACTTTGTTAGGAAAACTTATCTTTTCAGTTGTTGCTCCTGTCAGTTGATTGAAATCAATCGTAAACGTGTACTGAGCTAAACTATCTAGCAAGTCAGAAACAGCACCACGGCAAAGAACGACTAAACTTCTAAAGCTCAAACTATCCAGTATAGCACCTTGCAACGTGTAACCCAAATCAAATATCGCTTTCTCTAGAATAGTCTTGGCCCAAAAACTAGGCTGAAAAAAACGGAAACTATAATTAGTCTGATCGGGCGGTGCAAACTCAAAAAACCCATAATCAATATTGGGATATACAAATCCTTCTACCGTTTCACGGCGTGCTGTAACGTTAGGCCCATTGTATAGGTGATTGTACTCAGATAAATCTACATCAATTAGCTTTAAAGACCCGACTGATTTAAAAAAGTCAGTATTCCCTGCTGTTATGTATAGCCTGTACATAGTACCGCTTGCTAGGATTATTGCGCTGCCATCTACAATTAATTGACCATCTATAAAAATCTGGCATGAATTTTTTTGGTAAGGAATGGAGGTCAAACTTGTAACTATATCGCAATTATCAAACAGCGCTTTATTCTCGTTTGTCCGCGCTAAGTGAAAAACATTGGAATAACTACCGCGTCGGCTGCCTAACTGATCAAAGGTAAGCGCCTGAGCTGTGATAACTATGTCCGCATCCTGTGTGTCAACTAACTGACTATTTATAAATATCTCAGTCATGCTACTTATTGCGTTTGAACTGTGACCTGCTGCGATCTTCTAAACTTAAAAGCGAACCTAGTTTCAGACTGATTAAAACGGTTTCCGTAAGTAGTAAAGCTAGCCCGATCAATTACGATAGGAATATCAAAAGCATCTGTAGTGATATTGTAAAGATAAACCTGTATAGACGTACGCAAACTAGCCAGTAAATCCAGCTGATTCTTAGACAAAACTCCGCCCCGAAGTTCTACAGTATCGTAAATACCCCGAAACTCTACGCGCTTTAATTTTCCTAATGCATCTACTACCGTGTTATCGCTTCCAAAATCTCTGCCTTCAATGAATCTACTTTCTAGTGCAAAAGATGAAAATCCTCCACGCTGATTGAGCCAAGCGAAGTTTAGAACGTCTGATTTGCAAACATTGACTATTTCGCTTATCGCTGTCACATTTATGTTTAGTGTGAACAAGGTTCCGTTTTTTGAGAACACAAAACTAAAAGCTCCTATTATGCTATTAATTTGACCCCCTGTATTATAATCAATAGGGCTATAATCTTCTGCTAGGTAGTCACCAGCTCCACCCGTGCAAGGATTAATAACTATATTAATATTATTGCCACTAGCCGTTGCACTGATCCAACTTGGTAAGGCTGGAGAAACGGTAAACCCACTTGCATTTGAACCCACTAAATAAGTGATTACTTTAGGCTGACAACTAAGTAGGTTTAAGTTTATTACTGAGCCCGTAACCGTGCTAGATGAATCTGAAGCATTTGAAATGAAATTATTGATTATTCCTTTTTCTAAAGCTAAACTATAAAGTGTCGGCTCATCTCCAAAAAACAAGATAGGGCGTTCCCCTACTGCTTCTTCGCCTGCCTGTTGTGCTGCTGTCAGGTCTGCCAAACCGTAGTAAGCCGTGACTGCGTTTGAATCGTTTGGAATAGCTGTAGCACTTTTTAGCCTTACATTGTAGCGGATTGAAATATCCACATTCGGACCAGTTAAAGGTGCTGTAATTTTGAATCTACTTCTGAGATAACCCGATATATCAAACCGGTAAACGCCTGCAAGGTTAGGACTGACGGTTATCTCATCAACCACCTGCCATGGCTTAATACTTGCTTCGGCTCCTGTTAGGTAGCCCGCTATTAGTTGAAATTCCTGAGATCCTTCGGGCGTGAACTGAGTTGATCCCGTCGACGAAGAAGACCCGATAAATGGCGTATTCAGTGTTAGCCTTAGTAGCGTATCTTGAGTTATTTCAATAACCCGATAAACTCCTAAATAGGCCCCGTTTCGTATTCTTATGCTGTCACCTACTTCTATTAGTTCCGAATAGTTGAGCGGAATATCAATGGCTGCAATACCTTCCAAGTCAACAAAATTACAGGATGCAGACTGAAAACCGAACTCGAAAATCATTGGGCTGAATACGTCCGCACCGTTCAAGGGCGCTAAGGTCTGATTTATTACTGCCATTAATCTAGTGATTTACGTACAAACTCATTGATAACATAGTCCCGAAACTTGTCCGTTAGTACATCTGTTAGTTTTTCTTTTATAACTTGATCGTTAATTGACTTAGATATAACGCCAGATTTTCCGCCTTCACGGTAAAGAAGTGTTCCTTCCTCGTGTATCTTACGGCTGATAATATAGGATAGTGACTTAGCAGTTATTCCATTAAGCTGTAAAGGCTTGTCTTTTATCCACTGTTCAATACTTTGTTGAAGCGTAGGGTTTCCTGGCGTTTTGTTAACCGTTGGTCCTCGTCCAGTTTCAAGCGTTGTAAAATACTTGTCAGTGCTAAAAATAGTCAATTCAGTGCCGACTATTCGATAACCTAAACTCTCAGCACTTTTGCCTGTCACGTTTGGTATTCGGCTTTTTATTCCTGCGATAGTTTCTTCTGCAAAGTTCTTCAAGATAGCCTCAACTAACCCGCTTAACATGGTGAAACTAAGCTAATATTAAATGCAATAGCGTAACCGCTTAAGGTTGCCTGAAACATCTGATATTGGGGTTCCTTTTGTATATTGGTTAGTTTTGTGCTGTTTGACTCTAAAATATTTGATAGGAATAGATCGCTGAGAATGTCCATTTCTGCAATCAGTGCCTCGCGTTCTTCTGCTGTTGTGTCCGGTCTATCTTCTTTCCAGAACCCGACAACTAGATTAGCATTGTCAAAAACCCCATCCGGTGTGCTTCTTGCGTCGTTAATTGTGAAAGGTAAAAGCGTAACCAAGGGATAAGTACCGGTATAGCCTTGAGTAAAGTCAATTAGCCGTCCATGAATAAACCGAATATCTCGAGGTATTGAGTCCCTACACACGTCTACAATGTTCTGATAGTTTGCCATATCCTCGGCAATATAGTTGTTTTACAGATAGGACTAAAAAAAAATCCCTCTAATTTCTCGGAGGGATTAAGTTTCATTTTGTTAGTTCAAATATTAGTTCTTCTGATCTCTTTTCTATTTTTGCTAGGGTTTCTTTGGCTCTCATAAAATCGGCCCCCTTAATTGAGTAATGAAAATGAACTCCTAAAATTTCTAATTCCCTATCACTAGGACGGCCTATCGGGCTCCTTGGTATAATATCACAAAGGTTTCCACAAGCGCAAGTGACCCAATCAGCGGCTAAATTACAAGCAATGTCGTGTTCATTTGAAAGATATTCAGGTGGATTTTTAAGAAACTTATTCCAATCAAATGCTTCTTTTCCTTTTGTTTCTGAGTATGTTTTCATAATCGCTCTTGGTAAATTTTGATGACTTCGACCATTATTTGATGAACCTTTAAAGACCCTTTTCCAGCAACATAATCTAATCTAGCTGATAAAACTTTGAAAAATTCATCTGAACAATCATTCATTATAGTTTTAAACCCGTGAGTATTTGGGTTAGAATATGAATATGAATATTGATGCTCATAACAGTGATGGAAATATTTTTTTTTTTCGTTAAACTCTAATCTAAATGTTTTCATAATCGCTCTATATTTTAGTGAATCTAAATATAAACAAAAAAGTTAATATTACCCCTCTGCCCCTAAAGTTTTTCTTTTCTCAATCGCCCGAAGATTATCCTGGTATCTACTCTTTGCCATTTGGTAAGTAAGTTCTAAATAAACTTCCTCAGCACTCCATGAAAATACTTCGTAAGGTCTAACGCTGTATCTGGTTGCGATTGACTCGCATATTCCGTAAGGTCCAAACGTATGGAGGGCCGTAACCCCTGCTTCCTCCTCTTCTTCGGTAGGTTTTTCGCCTGCAAGGTCTTTGAATCGGTCTAGCAAAATACAAAGATCCTCATAAATCAGCGCACCAATCGCAAGTGCTGGAGCTGCCAAGCCTGTCAAATATTGATCTGGAAAGTAAATATCAACCAAGTCTAAAAATAATCTGTAAGGAGCTTTGTTTTCGCTTGCCTTAATCTTAGCCCGTTCGCATTTCTCAAAGGTGGATCCAGCAACGTCAAATTTAGGAGCTGTAAAATCAAGCGGTAAAACTGCACCTGCCTCATTCAGGTCGTCAATAAAGCTGACAAGCTCATAAAGAATCAGGACCTCATCACTAGTTAATATATTGACCTGCCTAGCCGTTAGGCTGCTTAGTGCCGTGATGACTTGTCGAGGTGTGTGCTGCTCTATAGATAGCAGTTCGGCTACTGTGACCTCTCTAAATGAAGTCCTTATAAAACTCTTTCTTTGAAGGTGGGTTGATTCGTCCATGTCCTTTGCCTTTGTAGTTAGGTTGATAATTTGTAAGCATCATAACGGCTAAATATCTGACTGCATCAATCGCATGATTATTTGCATCCTTTGGAACATTGGTATTTTTGCCCGTTGATCTGTCTTTTTCCCATTGATAGGTTCTAAGCTCTGCAATGAGATTAGTGCTTTCTGAAGTCACTAGCATATCATAACCCTGTAATAAGTCAATGCCAAAATTAACGCTGTCAGGTCCTTTGTCGGCTCCATCTATTCGGTAGCCATACCCTGAAATTTCCTTGATACTTTTTGGCTCCGCTTTGTCCGCCCAGATCGGTAAACCTAAATTAACGCCTAATCTTTTGTATTCCTTGACTAAATCCACATTAAGCAAGCCTCGCTTATAAACTAGCTCGTGTAGTATTATTTTTCCATTATAAGTATAAACTGCAATAGTAGCAGCCGGATCACTTGTAAATCCAAAGTCTTGCCCGTAACCTAATAGTTTTGCAGTTTCTGGAATAGATCCTATCATAGACCAATTAGAGAAGATAACACCTTCTAAACTACCTAATTGCCCAAGTCCGTAGACCTTCCACCAATTAGCCCAGTAGGAGGACTTTATATTTGATTCAGCCCATAGCGCGTCACTTGTAAGATTTTCATCAAAGAACGCTTTTGTCCTATTCTTTTCAATCTCCTTTACGATAGCAGGAACTAAGGCTTGATTATCCTTATAAGTAAGCGTAAGCCATTGCGCGTCTTCGTCATCTAAAAGCTCAGAATGCGCCCAAAATTCATTTGATGGATTGAAGTCTAACCAAATAGTTTGAGCGGTTCTAATTGCTAGCTGATAGTAGGTATCAAATAGAAGGTTGTTGGCTTCGTTAAGGTATAAAATATCACGTCTTGGGCCTCTAACCCTTCCTTCACTATCAGCACTAAAGAACTCGATATAAGAACCATTGGCAAAGGTATAGACTCTATCAGTCTTATTATATCGCTCATCATGCCATCTATTAGTAGACTTCATGATCTTTTGAAAATCCTTAATAGCCCCTTTTTTTAGGTGCGGTATGGTTTCCGAAACCACAGATATAGAAACTCCATTAGTTACCGTTGCCGTTTCAATCAGCAAAGGAAGGATTCCAAAAGTTTTGCCCGCTGAAGTTCCGCCCGGCACTACTCTAGTTCTAGCCTTTAGCTTTGAGAGCTTTTTTATCGCTGTGGTTACTTGGAATCCCTCAGTAATCATTCTACATCATCGTCATCGCTAAGGCTGAATAATGGCTGTTCTTTGCTTACCGCCAAGTCAATTTTCTTGTTGTCACTCCAACCCATATTTTTCAAGGCGAAGATTACCCCAGTTGGACTATTTTCGTAGATCATCCTTTCTTCGTAAATCGACTCAATCTTTGCCCTAGCCCTTTTTATAATGTCTAAAAACTCATCTCTTTCTTTGTAATTGTACAAAGTTTGTCTTTCAACTTCTAAGAATACCGCAAGCCCTGAAAGGGTCGGTCTTTTTGTCTCATTGAAATAGTCAGAAATTAAATTAGATAATTCAATAGGATCTTTCCAAATCATAGGTCTGCCCCCTGCCATAATTTACTTTTCGTTTACACTGCAATTTAACGAAAAAAAGCCCGAAATGTTAATCCCGGGCTAATTAGGTGTTAATCAACTTCATCATTCAATAGTTTCTCTAGCTGATTTGCTAGGAACTCACCTATTTTTGGAGATCCGATATTAATCATTTTTTCAGTAGTCTCATTGCTGTACCTGAAATAAAAAAGCCTACTATACACATTTGCATGAACTAAATTAACCTCAATCCTTTTAGGTAGCTTCTTAGCCCATTTACCCTCTTCGTGAATTATCCAAGAATCTAAATAAAGCCTGTTATCTATTTTTGAGTATGTAAAAACTGTTTTATAAATTTCAAAATCATTTCCCTCCCAATCCTCGAACCTATCCCCGTATTTAATCTCACCGTACAATTCAAACGCCTTATCCTTTAGCTGGTTTACATAGGCTTCTTCTGTGGAGGGTATATATCCTTGTTTTAAATCAAGGTCTTTAAGATCAGATACAAGATATATTGAATCGCTACATTTGCTTTTACAGAACTCCACACCTTCCCAAGGGTCTTTAAGTGATACCCAAACATAGCCATCAGCTCTATTTTCAATTTCAAATTGTGTTCCATCTAACACTTTTATTAATCGCTCTAAGTTTTCGTTAGTCATTTTATCATTATTTTAACTGTATCACCTAAATTTATTCCCCTCCTAATTGGATGATCGCTGATTCCAAAACAAGGCTGGTTCTTGTACCTTGCATTCTCGCACTCCCAAAATACAGTATAGAACCCGTACTCCCTGTTTACCTCAATTACGATACCCTCTTCGCTCATGATGCGATGCCTAAGTCTGTTTACCTTTGCAGCTTCGCAGCCTGACAAGAGCAGAAAAATGATGACTATAACCGCTCTCATTTCCTTCTGTAGTCGTGCCTTACCTTATCAGCATCCTTAATGTTCCTTCTCAGTTCACGATCCATTTTTCTGTTAAGATCCTTGTACGAGCTAAATTCTGGATGCTTTTGGCTTGAGCAACTGGAAAATATAACTATCAGAGCTAAGGTAATCAAACCCATGATCGCAAGTTGAAACTTATTTGATCTAGTCATTTTCTAGTACCGTTTTGATTGCTTCAATTAGTTTTGATTCTTTGCTGGCTACTTTTAGCGGATCTAAATTAATCAAAACAGAAAGTTCAATACTTACTTTAAAACAAGTCGGGATTGTTTCAAAATCTATAATCTCAATCCCAGGCTTCTTCTCAAAAGTTACCGAACAGATTAAGCCATCTTTGGAAGCTTTTTTGTTTAGCAGCTCGATAAGCTCCTCAGTTGATTGTTCTTCTACTCGCTTCCATTCCTTAGCTAATGATGTTGAAATAAGCCAAAAAGATACTTTCTCTCCTCCTATTTTTGCATCATCAGGATATATATTCCCTATTATAGGCTTAGGATATGCATATTTATCTGCCTGCTTTTGTGTACCGACGTACTCATAATAGTTAGTTTCCATTTCGCTCCTCGATTAGTTTGTTGTTGAATAATAATTTAGCACTCGTAAAATCTGTAACCTGACTCATAATCTTATCAAACATTTTCTAGCTTCATCTTCGGTTTCAGCAAAACCTTTTGCCTGATCTACTGTATGTACTTTGACTAGGACTATTTGATAGTTTGTTCTGAGAATTGACCTTTTCATCCTTGCTAAGGTAGACCATAAA